AAGATCTTAGATCAGGAAATTCTTCTGGTTCTACCCATTCCTTTTGTGCTTCAAATAGAGGTACTTTCATTTATATTACCGTTAGTAAAAAATAAAAAATACAGATACAAGTAAATAAACCCATATCACCAATTATAGTTTTTTTAAGATTAAACATTGTAATCCCTTTCAATAATCATTTCTATATAATGGATTGCTTTTAACAAATCCTGTTTCTTTCCTTTGTCCTGGTGCCTGCAAATATATTTAATTGCATTGCCTTCAGCGAATAGTATCTTATTTTTATTGATAAATAAAGAGGGCTGTATCTTATACTTTTTATAATGTGCACCCCCCACCTGTCTAAAAAATGTTTTATTACTCATAGTTGATAACCATACCTTTCTTTTTTTGATTTAAATAAATAAAGATTTTCCATAGATCTTGTTACACCTACATACCAAACTCTATGTTCTTCATCTTGTTTGTCTACATTATCTGCAGTAGCTTCTCTTATTTTTCTTGCATTATCTAATACAAGAACAACGTTTTTACATTCACCACCTTTTGCTGCATGAATGGTTGATATTTCTATTCTTGGTTCTTCAGATAATTTTTCACCATTAGATAACATACTTCTAATGTATAATTCTTCGTTAAGATCTATATTAACAAATGCATCATACCATTTAACATCTTTAGTAAATCCAATGTCTTCAATCTTAACAGTTAATTTATAATTAAATTTTTCTTCATCGTATGAATCTTCTAAATATTCATATATATCCTTACAATCAGCCACAGATATTTCATTGCCTTCCGTTAATGAGGTCCATTTTAAAACTGATTTATAAAGTTTATTATTAAAACTCTTTCCATACATATTTTTAAAATAAAGATTATTTTCTTTTAATTGTTTTGATATTTCCAAAGCTCTATAAACAGTTCTTGTTAATATTAACCACTTACCATCAGTCATATCTAAACTATCAAAATTAAATATTGATTCTACTTTCCCCTGGACAACATTTCCTTCTTTATCTTTTTTTGGATAATATTTTTTTTCTTTTCTATTACCTTGTATTCTATCTAAAATAATATTAGACACTTCTTGTACAGCTTGAGGTATACGTTCAGATTGTTGCAATACTTCTTCTATTGCCGGTTGATTAATAAATCTATTAACATCAGCACCAGCCCAAGCAAAAATAGCTTGATCATCATCTCCTGCAATAAATATATCTTTTGATTTTTCATTTAATATATCAAACATTTTCCATTGTACTGGAGACAAATCTTGAGCCTCATCAATAAAGACAACGTCAAATGATGGACATTTATCTTTATTACTAACAAACTGAGTTATCATGTCTGTATAATCATAAAGATTATAAGCCTTTTTATAATTTAAAAAATTCTCATATATATGATTTAATACTTCAAAATCTACTTCCTTACTCCATTCATTAGTATTAAACTCATCTTCAATAGATATATTTTTAATACGTGCTTTATTTATTATTTTAAAATATTCATTATCACAGTTTAAATATCCGGTCTCTTCAACATCTTTAAAATAGTTTACCTTAATACTTAACTCTTTACCTATTTGTTCATAATGAACTGGTTGCATTACATTTTCTTCACTCATACCTAATGTATGAAAAGCTAAAGAGTGTAATGTTTGAAAAAATCTAACATCTGTTTTTAAATAGTTTTTATGTAGGTTTAAAAATCTATTTCTTGCTTCTGCTGCAGCTTTTCTTGTAAAAGCAAAATAACCAATTCTATTTAGTGGAATACCCTTAACTAAACAATTATTAACTTCATTTAATAAGGTCATTGTTTTACCGGTTCCAGGAGGCCCCAATACTTTTTTTATCATTAAAATACATCCTTATTGCCTTTAATCTTAAGTATTTCAGTTTTAGCATGGTCTTTTAAAAATTGAGTTGCATCAATTTTCATTACTTCAACAGCTTCACTTTGATTAGTTTCATTGTTTAATCTTGGAAATCTTTTTTTAATTCCGAATTCAGCTTTGTATTTTCCTTTTTCATTAGCTAATGTTTCAGCAGTTCTTGCCTTACTTTCTTTCCACTCTTTATTTTTTAAAGTATTATAAAAATTAGAATATTTAAAATATGCAAACTTACCCTCAATTAATACAGCACCAGATTTAAATGATGCATATGATTTTGCTTTTGCTCCATTAATATATTCCTCTAAATACTCATGTAGTAATTCATTTGGTGTTGTCCCCTTAGGTGGTTGTTGTATTTCTATTAAATTATTAAATAATGTGTGTAGTACTGCTTCAAATTCATCTCCCTTAACTTTAGGAACATATACATCTGCTGTTTTGATTATTAGAGCTCTTAATTCTTCCTGGTCTTTTATTTGTTTAACATCTTTAGCTCTTACTTCTTTACTACCTTTACCATTAGGTAATTCAACATTGAATGTATATTCCGGCTCTGGATATTCAATTTTTACAAGACCACTTAATGAAGGAAATATATTTTTTCTGTCTGATGCAACACCAAATTTTCTTTTTAAACATTCTGATTTCATACAGAAAGCAGCGATGGGTTCTTGAGTACATGAATGACCTTTTGTAGATTCTTTTTTCCAGCTTCTTATTTTATCTCTTATTTTTTTTTCATCCCAATCATTAATACCCTCACCATTTTTTTCAAAATAATCTTGTGCAGCTTGAATTACTTTTTTATCCCAATTATCCGGATATTTCTTTTTAGCAAACACCATATAGTTATATAAGAATCTATCTCTACCATCAGATAATGGAGATCTAGTTAATAACTGCAAACAAGGAGGGCCATCTTCAAATTCAGATGCGCCTCCTTGTAGTACATTTTTCACATGGGCTATGGAAAACTCTTCTAATTCGTCGGGTGTTTTTAAATTTGCTTCTACTACTTGTATAAATTGTTCAAACGTAAATGATTTACCATCAAAGTTAATTGCTAATCTTTCTTGCTTTTTAAAATAAGGTAGATTTATAAACTGACCAACAGATAATTTTCCATCTTCCTGTTTAACAAGTTCTGTTTGTTTTGGATATATTTCTGTTTGTGGAGATAAGCCCAATGAAAATAATAAAGTTTCTAAAAAATTTCTAACAAATAAAGCCCTGGCAGGAGTTTTTAAAAATAAATACAGATGTAGACCACCACTCTTTGATTTAACTGGTATTAGAGGAAGATTTAATTCTTTTATTATATCTAAATATTTTTTATAGGGAAAATTTTCGTAGCTATGTTCTTTATCATCAATATCAATAGCGCCAAACCTAGCCATGTTTTCTTCATTACATGGTTGTATTCCAATAGATTTGTTACCTGTTAAGTGATCTAAATAATCTTGATTTGTTATTGGTTTATGTTGCCATCCATACACAGGTCTTTTCTTACCTGTGTTCGGATCAATTTCTAATTTATTTAAATATGCAATACCAACGTCTTGTTTAAGACCTTGAAATATTTCTATAAACTTATTTTCCATATAGCCCTTTCGTTATTTCTCAAGGGCAAGAATTAACTTGCCCTTGTGTCTCAAATATTAAAAGTGGGCTTCTGAAGTTTTTTCAACTGCATTGGACTCACCATGTTTAGCTTTGATGTCTCCTCTGGAAACACTTTCAGCAAACGACTTAGCTTGTTGGTATAAAGAAGAATCCTCAACAGGACCTACTTTACTAACTTCCCAACCAAACCAAGTACCTTTATCATTTGATTGTTGTACAGTTTTTAACTTATAAATGTGGCTAAAAGATGCCGGAGTAAATAATCCGTTTTTACCCTTCATCTTAATACCAGCAGCCATACTGTTCCATTTTCTACTAATCTTTAATTGCGTTGATTTCATAGCTAATAAAGCAGTTGTTGGAGTTTGACTACAAACAATTAAAAAATGACTTGCAGTTTTTTCAACATAGTTTCCGCTAGGAAGTCTATCTTTAAAAGATGCATCTCTTTTTGTTTTTGTTAGTATGTCACTTGAAGATGAATGGATTCCAACTGGAGCCCCAGAACCTTCGCCTCTATCTTGCCATTCAATATATTCCAATTTGTAATGACAAGGTATGACATTAACTCCTTCTTCACCATTAAA